TATATTCTCATAGCTACAATGTGCGCCAACTTTTTCTATTGGTCTGCCTTTGTGTATAGTGCCGTCTAAACCAATTACATAATGATAGCCGATGTCAGAAAACCTGCGTTGTAAGTGCCATTTTCTTATAGTGTCTACGCTTACTTCACGACCTTCAGGCGTTGCACTACAATGGATTATTATTTTATTTATCTTTCGCATTGATGTCTTTGAAGTCTTGCGTGACTTCTTTGGCTCTTGCAAATAGGTTCTTAAGTGATGCCCATAAATCAATGCCTTTAACCGCTTTAAAATTCTCATTGATAGATATTACTTCGATACTTACTAAAACTAAAGCTAAAATTTTAGTCGTCATAAGTTCAACGCTAAAAAATGTTAACACTATGTCGTTCAAAATAAAGTAGTCTATTAAATAGAATAGCATTACAGTAACTTCGTACAAAAGTATTTTAGATATGATCGCACTAAGTTTTCTTGAAGTGACAGGCGTTTTAAGTTTTCGTGCTTTCCAAACACCTGTTATAGTGTCAAGTATTACGGATAGACCGATTAAAATCAAGATGCCACTTATAGGCATAAAGAAGCTGCTAACAATTGCGATTAATTGCATAGAATAGTTGTTTAGTTTAGTTATCAGCAAAAGTAACTCATTTTTCATTGCTCAAGTTGTTCTGTTAGTTGGTAGGTTAGGTAAATTGCAAGAAAACAACCAATTGCTTTTAAGTGAAAAGCATTACTATAGAACAAACTAAAGGCAGTTATATAACCTGTAACAAAATATAGTATAGCTAAAACTTTCGTGTGCATTGTTATTCTATTTCTGCAGGTTCGTTTACAAAGCCACCTTCTATAGGTGCAGACCATTCAGAAGTTCCCATAAGCGTAATTGCTTGTGCGTGTGTCATTGCTTGTATAATTGCTACCGTTCCGTCAGTTATGAAACTTGGCTCTGCATTCCATTTGATTATAAACTGTGTGCCGTCTAAACTTTTTCGTATCGTGTTTTCGTCAGTTTCTCCGATTTGCGAAAAGTCAATTAAAGGCAAATCTGCTATATTAATCGTTGCGTATGTTTCTGCTATTTTTACACTCATTTTTTTCTATGTTGGTACGTTAGTAATAAAGTTTCCTGCACTCATATTAGTCATTGTTCCATTGTTGCTACCTTGATTGTCAGTTATGGTCGGGTAAGTGTCATTGTCTCCCATACGCCACCAAGAAACCAATCCACTTGTACCTGTTAAGTCGTTAGGCACACCACTATTGTAGATTGTAGTTGCTGCACTTGCAGAAAGTTCTACGTTATATGCGCTTACCTCATCCATTGCTCCGCTATAAGCTATGTTTGGGTTATCGTCTCTTGTGCCTATGTTAAAAGGCAAGACAACACTTGCAAACCTTGTTACCGTTCCACTTGTGCTTGTTGTTACTGTTTCTTCACTTCCATTTTTATAAAGCTTCATTCCGCTAACGCTTTGCGAACCATCATAGGTTACAACGTAATGTGTCCAAGTTTGGTTAGGTATGTCTACCGTTCCCATAATGTAGAAAAAAGCGTTGTTTGTACTTCTTAATCTAAATTGAATTTTGTTACCATTTATAAAAATAGCGTACCCACTATATGGTGAATCGGCATCTGCTCTACCTAAAATTGTTGTCAAGTCGCTACTTGTTGTTCTATTAAGCCAAAAAGAAAAGCTGAAAGTGTCGTCTCTTTCAAAGTTTAGACTTGCAACATTGCCCATTGTAACGTAGTCATCTACTCCATCAAATCTTGTGCTTAATGTATTTGAGAAACCACTTGCACCCGATATATTGGTTTCGCCTCCCGGTGATAGCGTTTGAGATTTACCCCAATTTATAGTATTGTCAGTTGCACCTTGTCCCCAATCAATGCTATTTTGTTTTTGACCTTGTCCCCAATCGTTTGTAACTGCCATTTTTTTATGTTGTTATGTCGCCAAATAGATACCAAGTATCTGTAGCCACTTTTAATATTGTTGCTTGTGCGTATTGTGCTGCAAGTTTAGTTTTACCACCACTTGAATTAAGTGTAACGCCTCCTGTTGGTGCTACTGTTACTTGACCTGCACCACCTTGTAAAAGTTCTATTCGTGTTCCTATAGGAAAAGCAGTACCACTATTTAAAGGTATTCTTGCATCTATTGCGCTTCCGTTTGTAAGCGTAACCGTTTTATGAGCATCCGTTAAAAGTAAGTTATAAGTAGTAACCGTTTGTGCGTTTATTGTACTGTCTTTTAGTTGCGCACCGTTAATTTTCTTAGATACAAAACCACCTGCACCATCACTTTCGGCAATAGCAAATTCATCTGTACTTGCTAAGTTGCTACTTTTTGCCGTTAATTGGCTTATCCGTATTTCTGCCATAGTATTTCTTTAAATATAATTCTAAACGTTTAACGTTTTTTGCTTTTGGTTTGTATTTTATAACACCCATCCTGTGAAGTTATTGTAAGTATTTGGGTACATATCACTTCCGCTATTTGTGTTGTACTCCGGAAACAACGTACTGTTCTGACAAATGTAGTCTATAAATCTTTCTTTGTAATGATCGTAAGTCTTTCTTTCACGTTCTATTAAAAAATCTATTTCGTCTTTGCTTACCGTTTCGCTATTTTCTGCTCCGTGTTTATATACACCTTTGTTGCCTATTGTAATAGCTGCGAAAGGCAAATACTCCAACATTGAAGCGTGTATAAGGCAAGGTTTAATGTAAGTCGTTAGAAGTGATAAATACGGATCAGCTAAAGTACCTGCAATTATTTCTGCTTGTATCTTTTCAAGAAGCTTAGTGCCTAACATACCTTGTATGTGTATGTCTTGTGCTATAGAAACGTACTGAATAAACTTATCTACGTCTACATTACCGTTTAAAGAAGTAAACTTTACTACATCGTTTCGTGATATTAAAAGTGCTTTTGCCATTTCTTATTGTCTTTTATTGCTTGGTAAAAAACCTCTGTTCTTCATATCTATAGGTCTTCTGTCTACTAAAACACTATTGTTCTTTATTGAATATCCGTATTTCCGTGCCTTTTCTATAGATACTGTTTTAGCTAAAGGTGACTTAACGTCTATTCCTGTGCCTTCAAAACTTACATATATTTGCTTCTTCCAATGGTGGTGACAGTTTCCGCCTCCTTTGTAAAGCCATATAGAATAAGTGTCTGCGCCTCTTGGGCCCCAACCCGGATTAACTGCTTTCTTAGTCATATTAAGAACGTCTTTCTTACGATAGATTTTATTAGCGTTAACCATAGCATTGCAGAAAGGTCTTGTATTATCTTGTTTACCACCATCGTAAGTGTAACGTGTCTTAAATTGTATTCCGTCTACTATTTGGTCTTGTTCACTTTTAGCGTTTGGTCTTGCAATACCTGTTGAAACAAGGTTTACTAACTTGTCTTTAAAGCTAAGTTTTATTTCTGAAGATAGTAGTTCGTTTTCTTTGTCGTCTGTGTCGTAGTCTACTTCGTATTCATCAAGTAGTAACCATTCTTCGTGCGGTTCTTCGCCTAAGTCTATAAAGTCTTGTAAGTCCTTGTTTACTTCGCTTAGTTCTACGCCTGTTTCTTCTTCAAGTTCTTCTGTTCCTACTTGAACACCTATTTCTATAAATTCAAGTGGTTTAAGTGTCTTAAAGTACAAGTTCAAGCTTACACCGTTGTATGCAAGTATTTCATCAAATGCATCTATTAGAAGTTCTTGCATTGGCTTAATAACCATATTGTTGAATAGTGCAAAACTGTCCTTCAATTCATCGGAATTACTGCTAAAGCCATTACTTGAAGCTATACCAAAAAGTAAAGGTGAAGTAACGTTATGTGCTAACATTATCTTTCTTAAACATTCTTCGCTTAAAGTAGAGTAGAGGTCGGGCGCGTCCGTCACGGGCATTGCGTCTACACTTGTCTTACTTTCTGCGTTGTTGTTGAATGCTACTATTAGCTTTTCTCCATACGTTCCTGTAAGTTGGTTAAGCACTTTGTTCTTTATCAAGTGTTGTTGTTCTTCGCTTGGTATTCCGTTGTTAAAGTTTACTACCGTTCTACCGCTAAAGCCGTTGTTTACTTCGTTGATTAAGTAAGCACTTATGTCTTCTTCTAAAGCACAATAAGGTAAGCCACCTGTATAGTCTACAAGTGCGAAATATTTCATTCCTACGCTATAAGGTTTTACCATTAGAATTTCAAGTCCGTCTTTTGAACATCCAAAAGCACTTATTCTTTTTGGTGGGTACTTTCTAACTTCCTGCCAATTATCTGAATAGTAGTAAGCTTCTATTTTACCTTCTTCGTTGCACTTTTCGGGTCTTAGTAATTGAACAGGTATATGATGAACGTTTACAATACGCTTACGATCTTTAGAATATATAACTTGCATTGCACATTGTCCAAGCAGCTTTAAGTCTGTAACAAGTTGCCTAACATCTTTCTTACCAAATAACGCCATCATTTGTGCGTAGTCGTTTGGCTTTACTTGTGCATCTGTAGCGTTTAGACCTTTACCGTATACTAAGCGTGTTATGTTGTTTATAATAGCGTTATTCGTTGTGCTATTAGTGTACATATTGATAAGGTGACCATAATAATCGTTGGATTCACCGTATTCTACCCAATCGTTACGCTTACTTTCCGTTATTACGGGTGCTTCGTAAGTGCTTAATTCCAATAAGTGTATGTTGTTACTCATAAATTATAAATTCGTTATTTGAAACGTTTGAAGTGTATTGACCTTCGTTGACTGAATAGTTTACTACAGGCGTTTGGTTCGTGCAGAATATTCTGTCTTTATGTACTGTTGTAGTTCCGTTTTTTAGTGTAAGCTTATAAAAGTTGTTTTCTACAAGACTAAAAGTACCGTTTACAAATGTAGCGTTTATTGTGTCGTAATAGTCACCGTTTGTAAAACTTGTAATTGTAATTTCTTTTTCTTCGCCTGTTGCTTCGTTTTCTACTAATAGCTTATCGTAAGTTTGGCTTCTTGGTATGAAGCTAAAACTTTGCTCAGTTGCTATTGCTTGAAGTATTACCATACTATAATAACTTAAAAAGTGTAAAAGTGTTTTCTTTTCGTGTTTATGTAAAAAGAAAAAGCACCCCGAAAGGTGCTAAATCTACACTATGAAAACAAGAAACTTAAGAAGTTACAATAGTTGCATCTGCACCACTTACTGTAGCGAATAGTGTTTTTAATGTTGATTCGTTAGTACAATCTAAAAAGTTTGCCGGAAGTTCTTCTTCTGCAGTAAACGTTAAAGAGTAACCGTTAAAGTCACCTAACGCTGCACCTGTAGAAATTTCACCTGCAGAAACGTCTGCGCCTTGATCTAATCCCATTAAAAAGAATTGGTCAGTCATTGTTCTAATAACAATTCTTGGTCTACCGTAAGCAAGAAGCTTTACGTTTTTAGTAGTCGCTGCATCTTGTCTTTTAAGGTTAGCTACTAAAGTCTGTGTAAAGAATGTAGTACCATTGTCTCTTGAAGAATTAATTGCAGTTGTAAAACTGTTTGCCGTAGACTTTAATTCGTATTTGTATAGGTTCAAAGAAACTGAATCGTCAATAGGAGTCCAAGAGTCTATAACGTCTTCTTGTCCTGTTCCCGTTTCGTATGAAGCTGAATCTGAATTTAATTTGTCGTAGTTAATTATATAAATTGCCTTAAGGCCGGAAACGGAATCTTTGCATTGTTCGATTCGGCCGTTGCTGATATCACAAGCCATGGTTTTTAGTTTTAGGAACAAAAAAAGCAGAAGGCATTTTACCTCCTGCTTTAATATAGTTCGTGGTTAGTTATTATGCGTAAATTACTACGTCTGAATTAATTCCCATTTGAACGGCTGCCGTAAACCTCATGATTACACGGACATTCTGTGAGCCGTCAAGGTCAGCCATATCTAAGACTTTAACTTCGTTAGTGTCGTTAAGTAGACCTGTACCGAAGAACATGTTAGACTTTTGTGCTGCCATCATTGAAGAAGCAGGAAGACCTTGTGCTACAACTACAGGAATACCATCGAAAGAAAGTGCACCGTTGTTGAACCAAGTTGTACCTTCAGCGTTAACACCGTTAGCACCAAGACCGTTAGCACCGAAACCACCTAAAGCACGGATATAAGCTCTTGCTACGTTTGGAGCAACGTAAATAAATACGTCATCCTTTCCGTAAACTGCTTGTGGAATAGCATCAACTACTTTACCCATTTCGTCAATTACGTTAGCAGCAGTAATTCCTGTACCTGTTACGGCAACACATCCACTACCACCTGCAGTTGCTAAGTAGTAGAATCCGTCAAATTCTCCTGCAGTTCCTGTTTGACCACTCCAAATTGTAGATTCGATTTGTGAAGCTACTTTAGCACCTGTGTAACCAATTACATAGTCTTCGAAAGAAGCAGGTAAAGAATCAAAAGCAGAAAAGCCCATTTCAGCCGCCTGCCACGTTGCATGGAGGTCTTTTTTACAAAGTTGTACGTTTACTTGGAATTCTTCCGGCTGAATAATTTTTTCAGTTAAAGTTAAAGTTCCATCTGCTGAAAAGTCGCACGTTGCGTCTTTCACGATGTCGTTGTAAGATGCT